AGTTTAGTAAAAACAACTAAATTGTGGTAGTATTAACTAACTCTGGTAAATTTCACCATCAGAAAGGTGGTGAAATTTACTACAAAATGACTATATTTATTGATAAGTGGTTATTTTCGTAGATGCGAATTTAAGCCCCAAATCAAAATACAGAAAGAAACTCTGGATTGATTTGTAAGCTCATAGTACACAACGTGCTATTTATTACTTTTTAATTTGGAGAACATTATGGCTGGTGGATTTCGCCCCATACAAGACCGTTCAGGTCACCCATATATCGGTAAGGTCGAAACCTACGCCGTTGACGCAACACATTCAACCTTATTATCAGTTGGCGATTTAGTTACCGAAACAGGCAACTTAGACGCATCAACTGGCATTTCTGAAGTAGACGCATCAAGCGCGGCCGGTTTAATTACTGGTGTTATTGTCGGTATTGATTTCAACATGTCAAATCTAGAGCAAAAAGGTTTAGCGGCTAGCACCGCTGGAACCGTTAAAGTTGCCACTGATAAAGATATGTTACTTGAAGCTGAAACGTCAGGCGGCACTTTCGCAGTAACAGACGTTAGCGGCAATTTAGACATTGTAGCAACAGCGGCCACACAAACGGGTGGTTTAGTAAATTCCAATATGACTATCAATGCAACTGGTGCGGCTTCCTCTGGAACTGCTCAGGTTCGTATTGTTGGTGTTAAGGATTCTGGAAGTATTACTTACCCAGCGCCAATCGGAACGACTTTAATTTGTCGTATTAATGAATCAACCAATGATGCGGTAGGAGTATAATATGGGTGGTGTAATCACAACGGGTAATAACGCACGCCTACTAGTTGAAGGCGTTAAGAATGTATTTGGTCAAGCTTACACGAAGCACCAAACGCAATGGGATATGCTTTTTAATACCGAACAGTCTAAAAAAGCATTTGAACAAGATCAACAATTCGAAGGTTTTGGGTTAGCTCCTGAAAAGCAAGAGGGCGCGGGCATTGCTTACGACTCGCAACAAGAAGGATTTAGTCCTAAGTTTAAAAACTTAACATATGCTAAAGGCTTCATTGTTACTAAAGAGAACTTAGCGGACAACCTATATCATTTATTTGAAAAACGCGCGCGTGCTCTGTCGTTTTCAATGCAACAAACCAAAGAGAACGTTGGCGCTAATGTATACAACCGCGGCTTTAACTCTGCGTTCTTGATGCCTGGTGGCGATGGTGTTGAATTATTTTCAACTGCTCACATTAACGGTCCATCAGATAACACAACCTTTAGCAATAGATTAGCTACGCCAGCGGCGCTATCTGAAGCATCACTTGAAGACTTGTTAATACAAATCAATGAAGCTACTGATCCGCGAGGTTTACGTATTGCTTTGCAGGGTGAACGCTTGTGTGTACCATCTAAATTAAGTTTTGAAGCAGAGCGTATATTAAAGTCTTCATTGCAAAATGATACGGCCAACAATGCTGTTAATGCTATCCGCTCAACTGGTATGTTGCCGGGTGGTCATTCGGTAAACAATTATCTTACCTCTGCATCTGCATGGTTTATCAAAACTAATGCGCCGGATGGGATGAAGTATTTCACCCGTCAAGAAGTGGACTTTGATCAAGATAAAGATTTTGGTACAAGCAACATGCGATTCAAAGCCGATGAGCGTTATTCGTTCGGTTGGTCTGATCCTCGCGGTTGTTATGGTTCAGCGGGTATATAATTAATGCAGGGGTTAACGCCCCTTCCTATAATCGCGTCCCTGATGGGTAAATCACGGTTTGAATCCGTGGCGGCGCTTTGGAGATTCAAAAATGTCAAACCTTTCAAAAAAACGTTTATCTGTAATTCCCAATGGTTTAGCTTCCTTTCTCGTTGACATCAACGCAGAAGAAAAAACAGCAAATTACACAGTTATAATCAACACAGATTCAGGTAAATCATTAGCCTCTGATTTGGACGGTGTTGTATTTACAATGCCATCAATCGCAACCGGCAATACTATCACATTTGTTAACACTGCCGAAGACGGAACAGCCGAGTTGAGTGTTAGCCCAGCAGCCGTAGACGGCATTAATTACATCGGTAGCAATACAGACAATAAAGACTTAATAAACACTAAGGCAACGGCTAAAAAGGGCGATTACGTCACCTTAGCAAGTTTAAATGGAACTACTGCATGGCAAGTTGTAGCAGTTCGCGGCGTTTGGGCTAAAGAGGCTTAATATTATGCGAAGAGTAAAAAATACCGTATCTTCTCAATCGGCAGGGAGTACACTACCTGTTGATTGGAGAGAGAGCAACTTTAAGCTTGGTATGGCTGTGGTTCTTAGTGTTGGCGCGGTGTTGACTTTTACCGTTGAGCACACTTTTGACGACATTCAAGATGCAAGTGTTACACCGACATGGTTTGATACTGATGGGCTTACTGGACTTACCACTAATGACGAGGGAAATATAATCATCCCCGTTTCTGCCGTTCGTTTAAATGTAACCAGTCATACGTCTGGAGAAGCAACAATAACACTGTTACAGGCTGGAGGCATATAACATGGGGACCGTATCAATACCGAAGGGACTATCTACTGATCAAGAAGATGCTGTCGATTCAATAGTTAGCAACCCTGATGGTAACGTACCAAAAACAGTAGGCGGCGTGCTTGTTGAAAGCAGCACCAACGAAAATTCAACCTCTAAAGAGTGGGTATTTAACAAATCGATAGAAGTACCTCAAGCGTCAATAAAAATAAGTGACCCTCTATCAATATCTGAAGCAACGCTGGTTACAATAACAAGAGATCTTATCCAATCAAAAAACATAGTGTCTGTTGGTTCTGCAATAGATGATGTGACAGGAAGCGGAAAGATTGAAGTTGAGCATGTCCCATCGTTTCAACAAGTAGTTGCACAGCCTGACTTTAGCGTAACATTAACATCTAACCCGTTGGTGGTGCCTTTGCTGGCAACATTAGAAAACCAAACAGATAGAGTTACAGTAAAAATAGCCAGCGCAATGACTAACTTTAGGGCCATTATTCGTGATAATTTAACTGGTCTGATTATAAAGTACATACCGAACAAGGAAGTAGTTGATAAAGGCGTTGGAGGTTTGAACCTTCCTGTAGGCGATGTTATATTCCATTTTAATGATGATAGTGATGATGTCCCTTTATCTGGATTATTTTACTTAGGATTCACACCATTACGACAGCGTGCAGGGCAAGCAGGAACGTTGACGTTTTTCGCTGATAGTGTAGCCATATTAGGCGCAGCATTTGGCATCCCTTATTTAGAGAATTACATAAGCTTTTTGGAAGAATCAACAGTACCATTTATTAATGATGTGACAAATTTAGCTGATCCATACACAAGGCTTAACAATACAAATACCAGTTTATCAGGTGTAACAGGTGGCGTTACAGTCAATTACTTGGCAACATCAGATACAGACACCGTTAGTACTGGACAGTTCACATCAGGAGTTGCATCAACTAGCAATCCGACCGTTGAAACTATTACAGGCGGAGTATTTTCTCAAAATGATTTAATACAAATATCAGGCACAATTTTTAATGACGGACTTTATGAAGTTGAAAGCCATGTATTGACTGATTTAACTATTAGGGGTGTTGGTACTGTAAACGTGGTCGAAGGATTTACAGCTAGTGACTTTATAACAACAGAGGATAGTGGAACAATAACAAAGGTAAATGTTGGTGTTATTAGGTCTGGTACTAGCGGAGACTGGGAGACTGGCAAAGGCGCAGTAACCCCAATATCTTTTAGTACAATTATCGCTTTATTCGGCACTGAGTTCGAAGAGTTCAGCAGTTTAGCGCAAAGCTCAACAACTTCAGGTACATTTCAATCAAAACTTTCAGTGACAACATCAACCAAGCCAGCCGGTAAATATAGGATCTCATTCACAGCACAAATAACAAATAAAAAGAAAGAAAAAGGGACGGATCTAGAATTTAAAGTCGATGGTGTGGCCCAGCATACACACAGTAACGGCGGCGATTACTTATTTCATAACATAAAAGAGGATAACGGTTGGGTTTCAGAGTCAATAACAACCTATACAACACTAGGTTCACCAGCAACAATAGATTTAGATATAAGTTATAGGAAGGATGAAGACGAAGCCAGGATAAGCGATGCCAGAATAGATATATGGAGGGTTTCATAATGAGCTATACATTAACTGCGACAGATACAAGTATCAAGTATATGCAGCAACAAATTGACGATGAACCAATAACTAATGACGGTGTTAATTACACTGGCGATCAAATGACAATAATCGGTACATTTACCCCAGCCGAGGAAACAACGATTGATAGTTTTGTGTTAGGTGGTCAGCTTGCATTCGCTAAAGAAGCAAAGCTAAGTGATGTTAGAATAAAAACGGTACAGTTGATAAGCGCTGGTTTCACGCATTTATCCATGTCATTCCCATTGGTTTTGGATAATCGCAGCAATTATATTGGTATTCAAGTATTCGGTGGATTTCCATATAAAATACAAAACAGTGATCAAGATGGTGTGTTAGCCATTGCAGATCAAGCGGCTTATGACTTATTTGTTAATGATGGTTTATCACGTTACAGATACATAAAAGATGAAGAGAGTGAATTGATAATTGATATTCGCGATGCAACGACAATTACAGCCGTAAACGCGATTGTAGATGGCAGGGCTTAACTGTGAAAACAAATCCCAAGGCAGGTGATCACTGGGTTATTAGTGATATATCAGGTTTTAAATACCCGGCTTCTGAAATGATGAAGTTGACCGGGGATCAAGCTGGGCTTTTGGTTCATAGGTCTGAATGGAATCCAGCGCACCCCCAGTTAAAAATACGTCCTAGAAAGGACGACCAAACAGTAAAAAACGTTAGGTTACGACCTGTTGACTTATTCCCTGACCAAATAACACAGGACGATTTATAAATGGCTACTAGCGGAACTATAACTTATACAATGCCGACCGTTGATGTCGTAACAAAAGCATTTTCAAAGCTTGGCGTTAAGATAGGCGAGCAAGAACTAGAACCACACGAATTTCAAGACGGTATTGACAGCCTTAATTTGTTAATTAAAAACTGGGCAGCACAGGGCTTGCACTTATGGACTAAAGACGAAGCTGTCTTGTTCTTAGATGCTGGCAAAAGTGATTACCTTGTTGGCGCTACTGGTGATGAAGCTTGTCAATTAGATGATTTTATCGGAACAACAACATTATTAGCTAAAGTTTCCACAGATACAGTATTCCAATTAGTTTCCACTGCCGGTATGGTCGCTGGTGATAGTGTAGGCATAGAGTTAGATAATAATACACGCCACTGGACAACGATATTAACTGTTGATAGTTCAATTCAAATTACGCTTACAGCAGGTATACCGTCAGCGTCTAAATTAGGCAGTACGGCTTTCACGTTTACCACTTTAGTATCAAGGCCACAAAGAATATTGTCATTTAGAAGAAAAACCTTTGCCAATGATAATGAAATACCTGTTATTACATGGAGTAGAGAGGAATATTTTAACCAGATAAATAAATCATCGAAAGGTACTGTTGTAAATGCGTATTACTCACCACAACTAAATAATGGCCGTGTTTATGTATGGCAAACTGCAAACAGTGTAAACGATTTTATACGGTACACTTTTGAAAGGCAGCTTGAGGATGTCACAACCGATACGGATAACTTAGACTTTCCTCAAGAATGGTTATTACCAATAATCTATAATTTAGCTGATATTTTAGCTGATGATTACGATGTGACACCCGCGAAGATGCAAAAAATAAACGCTAAAGCCGCATCCTTACTTGATGATATTTTAGGCTGGGATGAAGAAATGACCAGCTTATTCATTCAACCGGATTTTAACTGATGCCAAGAACTAATATACCAATACCAATTACATTCTATCAGTCCCCTAGCGCGCCGTTTTCGTCTCAAAGGTGCATTAATTGGATACCTGTTGTGGCTGAAGGTCCAGCACTTAACACGGCTATGCTAATGCAGCCTAGAGGAATAAAAGAGTTTACAAACACCTTGGTATCAAAGGGAAGGGGTAGCGAAAACCTGAACGGTGTTGCATTTTACATAAACGGTAATAGTTTAATATCGACCTCATCGACTGGCGCAATAACTAATCATGGGGCTATACCCGGTGTAGGTAGAGTGTCAACAGCAGTAAGTAAGAGGCATTTGGTCATAGTCATACCAGGTAATAGTGCTTATGTTTTTGATAACAAAACAAATACACTTTCTAAAATAACTGATCCAGACTTTATTACATCTGACACTGTTGTATTTAAAGATACATTTTTCGTATTTAGTGCGACAGGTGGTGAAGTGTTTTTTCATAGCGAACTAAACGATCCTTTAGATTTTGACGCCTTAGATTTTGGCGCATCAGAAATAAGCCCCGATCCTATTGTCGCGCTTCATGTCAACCATAACGAGTTATTTGTTTTAAACAGGGACACCATAGAGTTATTTCAAAACATCGGCGGCAGTGGTTTTGTTTTCCAAAGGATACAAGGGGCCAATATACAAAAAGGTTGCCATGCTAAACACTCGCTTTTACAATTTGACAATTCATTTTGTTTTGTTGGTGGTGATAAAAATGAACTTTCTTCTATATGGAAAAAACACTTCACCACCTGTCGCACTAAATACGA